CGGCTCCGGCTACGGCGACGGCTACGGCTACGGCGACGGCGACGGCGACGGCTACGGCTACGGCTCCGGCTACGGCTCCGGCTACGGCGAGAATGTCTCCAAATGAATGAAACATGCGAAACATGCGTATTTGCCAAAACATCCAACCGAGAACACATCGCTTATTGCCGGTTGAACCTTCCAACGTCACACCAACGTCACACCAATGACACCACGTGGGCATCGCACACCTGAGCAAATCCGCGAACAGGTCGAAGCGCGATATGCTGAGATGGAGCGGGAGATAAATAGCCCTGCTATGCAATTCCCTTGCAAGTCATGCAGATGGGCCGCCTACGGACCGGGATACCACGACTGTATCCATCCTTTGGTGATGGGCATCAAGCATGTCCGAGCAAGGGCGATGGATGATTGGGTTAGGCCTGACGCTACACTCTGCGGCATCGAAAAAGCATTGTGGGAGCCAAAACTCTCGATCTGGCAGCGAATTGTAGATTGGTTTTTACAACCTTGGCGTGACGACATTGCGCAAAGCAACGGAAAGGGATAAAACATCCCTATGGCAACCAACCTAACCCCCAAGCAAGAGGCGTTTGTTCAAGCGTACCTGACAACGGGTAACGCCTCTAAAGCTTATCGGGCTGCTTACAATTCCGAAAGCATGAAGGTTGCCACTGTAAATCGGAGCGCGAAAGAGCTTCTCGAAAACCCCAAGATTGCCGCAAGACTATCGACACTTCGGGAACGTGCTGTTGAAATAACGATGGTGACAGTCCAGAGCCTCACAGACGAACTTGAAGAAGCAAGGGCGCTCGCTCTACAAGAGGGGCAGCCTAGCGCCGCTGTGAGCGCATCCATGGGTAAAGCTAAACTGCATGGATTACTTGTAGACAAGGCGGCATTCACAGGCACATTTACCACAGTCACCGAAGTTAAATTAAGCGGCCCCGAAGTGTGACCAGCGTCACAGTCCAGCTACCCCCGAAGCTTATACCAGTCTTTCTAGGGCCTGCGCGCTATCGTGGCGCATATGGTGGGCGCGGTAGTGCTAAGACACGCTCATTCGCCAAGATGACCGCTGTCAACGCGATGCGGTGGGCGCAGGCTGGCAAGACCGGCATTATTCTTTGCGTCCGTGAGCATCTAAACTCATTGGCCGACAGTTCGATGGCCGAGATCAAGGCGGCGATCCAAGAGGAGCCTTGGCTAGCGGCATATTTCGACATTGGCGAAACATACATTCGCACGATCTGCGGACGCATTGAGTATGCGTTTATCGGGCTGCGGCATAATCTGAACAGCCTCAAGTCGAAGGCTAAAATCCTGCTGTGCTGGGCGGATGAGGCTGAACCTATATCGGACGCGGCGTGGGAAAAGCTAATCCCAACCGTGCGCGAGGAAAACTCTGAAATATGGGTGACGTGGAATCCTGAACTTGAATGGAGCGCCACGGATAAGCGATTCCGTAAAGACCAGTCCGTTGATGTCAAAATCATTGAATTGAACTGGCGTGATAATCCATGGTTTCCGGCAGTGCTGGAGCGCGAACGTCAGGACGATCTGGTAAAGCGCCCAGATAATTACGATCACGTTTGGGAAGGTGGGTACAAGACCCACTTCGAAGGCGCATATTTCACCACACACATTCGTAAGGCTGAGACTGAGGGCCGATTAACCATCGTGCCCGAAGACCCGCACTTGATCATCCGCATGGTGTGCGACATTGGCGGCACGGGCGCAAAGGCGGATAACTTCGTATTTTGGGCGGCGCAATTCGTCGGGCTGACCATCCGGTGTGTCAATCACTACGAGGTTCAGGGCCAGCCTATTGCCGCACATCTCGATTGGCTGCGGCGGAACAACTACACGCCGGATCGAACAATCATCGTGCTGCCCCATGATGGCGACACGAACGATCGCGTTTTTGATGTGTCCTATCGATCGGCATTCCGTGACGCTGGCTATCAGGTCGATGTCATCCCGAACCAAGGCAAGGGCGCGGCGATGATGCGCGTTGAAAAGGTGCGTGAACACTTCGCCCGTGTCTGGTTCGACGCCAAGAAGTGCGCGGGCGGGATCAAGGCTTTGCGGGCCTATCACGAAAAGCGGGATGAAAAGCGTAATATCGGACTTGGGCCGAACCATGACGAGAATAGCCATTCGTCGGACGCTTTTGGGCTGCTATGCCTGACTTACGTAGAGCCACAAGCCTACAACGATGACGACGACTACCAAGACGACCACGGGCGAAATAGCACGACTGGTTACTAGCTTGCCACTTCACATAGCGCGTGTTAAAACACTGCATCCATCGTCGCGAGACTGACGGCTAAGGGGTTCTTAAATGGAATTGAATGTCCCACAAGACGCGGAAGACGCAATCCGCGCGGATATTCAATCCAAGGCCGATATGCAGTCGCTCGATTTGCTGATGCAGATTGCTGATGCTGAAGGCGACATTTCGGAATATCTCACGTCCGAACAAATCGCGCGCGTGGTCGATCAGGTTTGCGAAACCTACGAGATCGATAAGCAAAGCCGGTCTGATTGGGCCGATGTTGCTGAAGCCGCTCTGAAAGAGATCGGCAACACCAAGGCGGACGCTAAAGACTTCCCTTGGCCGAACGCTTCAAACGTCAAGTATCCCCTGCTTGCCACTGCTGTGATGCAGTTCAATGCCCGCGCCTATCCCGCTGTGGTCAAGGGCGATGAGGCGGTTTCGTGCAAGGTGGTGGGCAATGATACCGGAATGCCTGTGCTCGATGAGCAAGGCCAGCCCCGCTTTCAATTCCAAGGAATGCCTGTCGCATTTACCGAGCAAGGGCCTGTGGTTATAACGCCACAAGGCCCGATGCCGTTACCGGAAGGAGGTGATCCTACACCTGTTTGGAAGCGTGAACCGGGCGACAAGACCAAGCGCGCTCAACGTGTGCGACAGTACATGAACTACATGCTGTTCTATCAGATGGACGCATGGGAGGCTGAAACCGACACACTGCTGTTCCAGATGCCCGCGATTGGCTGTGGCTTTCGCAAGTCGTGGTTCGATGGCCGCAAGCATCAAAGCAAGTTCGTGCCCGCGCTCAAGCTGGTGGTGAACAACGCGTCGAAGTCGCTGGATGATGCGCCGCAGATTACCGAGGAAATTGACGGGATATACCCGCACCAAATCAAGCGGGACACACGCACCGGCAAATATCGGCAGGACGTGACGTTCGATCCTGACGAGAAAGACCCGCGCCTCCTGATCGAAGCGCAAGCCTATTTTGATCTGGACGACGATGGCATTGACGAACCGTATATCGTCACCATCGATCACAAATCCCGCCAACTGCTGCGCATCGTGCCTGACTTCGGGCCGGAGCAAGTGCAGATGGCTGAAACCGATGTGGCCTATATCGAGCGCCGCAAGTTTTATACGAAATACGGGTTTATGCCTAACCCTGAAGGCACGTTCTACAACATCGGCTTGGCGCATTTGCTCCACCAATACGGCAATGTGATCAATACGCTAGTTAATCAGATGATCGATGCGAACACCGCTGCTGTTGCTGGCGGCGGGTTTGTCGCGTCGGGCCTGAAGCTGCAAGGGCGCGGGCAATCGTCGTCCCTCAAGTGGCGACCGGGCGAATACAAAACGGTTCCGGTGGCAGGTGATGCGCTTCGCAGCGGCATTGTCGAGCGGACATTCCCGCAGGTCAATCAGGTGATGTTCAATTTACTGGACCTCATTCTTGGCGCGGCGCGAGATATTGCATCGATCAAGGATATTCTGACCGGCGAAGGGTCGAACAACGGGCAGGTGGGCACCACGCTGGCCCTGATCGAGCAGGGATTGCAGGTCTTCACTGCGATCTACAAGCGCGTGTACTTGGGCCTTAAGGGCGAATTTAAGATTCTGTATCGCAATATCGGCACCCATGCAGATGAACGCGCGCAAGCTGAATACATGGAATTACTTGATGATCCCGCTGCGGACATCCTGAAAGACTTCAACGCGGCGGA